TATTATCATACAAATCAGAAGAGCCGTTAAATAGAGAGGCTATAAATATAACATTCGATGTACCGGATGATATGAATATACATGAATTTAAAATTATGTGTGTTCGTATGGCATCATCTATGGGATACCACCACAACTCAATTAAAAAATCATTTGGTGAGTTAGATTACGAAACTCCATCAGATAAAGAATTCAAAGAATTTTTACATTCACTTAATGTAACAACTGGTTCTCTAGCACTTTAACTAATGGATGAAATCGTACTACATAAACTACTAACTTTAGAAGTAATAGTAGAAACTATAATCGATGAGCTAATCGATAAAAAATTAATAGATGCAGATACCTTTGATGTAGCTCTTATAGAAAAAATCAAAGAAATAGATGCAATAACAAAAGTAGAAGAAACGGAATTTGATTATTCTAAGTTTTTTATGGGACCTAAGGGGGAAGCTTAAATAAATTTGGAAATTTAAAATATTTTTCGTATATTTACATTATCTTTTATATTATGGAAATTTTATATATCATATTGGGAGTATCAATTTTACTAAATATCTTTTTATTTTGGAGAGGTATAAGATTGGTAACTCAAATAGAACAATCGCAATTTAATATTGTGGTGACAAATGAAAATACTTTACAAACATTGGAATCAATGTTAGAAGAGATGAGGCAATTGGATTTAAAAGGTTCTTTTGAATCCGATGATGAAGTTGGTGTAGTATTTACAGAATTAAAAGATGTTATTAAAAAATATAAAGATAACATTTAACTTATGGCTAAACCTAGAAAAAAGAAATCAAAAATATATTTTGGAACACCTGCACAAGATGCTATCATTGAATACAATGCTAGTACAGACCCACGCGAAAGAAACAAAATATATAAAGAACGTATTAAGTTCCCATTTGAAAAACTAGCTGAAAATATTATGAATACATTTAAGTTCTCATACTTTGATGTACCTAAAATAGATATACAACATGAAGTGGTATCGGTATTGATTCAAAAGATTCATATGTATAAGCCTGATAAAGGTAGAGCATTTTCTTATTTTTCTATTGTAGCTAAGAATCATCTGATATTACAAAATAACGGAAATTATAAAAGATATAAAAAGACTGAATTACTTTCTAAAATGCCTGAGTCTTGGAATCCTGAAGATAACTTTTATTCAGATGAGGTAGGTTCTGAGTATAATGAATTCAAAGAACTTATGTTAGGTTATTGGGATAAAAATCTTACAAAAGTATTTACAAAGAAAAGAGATATTCAAATAGCAGATGCAATATTAGAGCTATTTAGAAGAAGTCAATTTATAGAAAACTTCAATAAAAAACATCTATACCTCCTCATCAGAGAAATGACAGATTGTAAAACACATTACATTACAAAAGTAGTTAATGTAATGAAAACTCATCAGAAGAAAATGCTTAATGAGTATTTAGATTATGGTGAAATATCTGATAATAGTGATGATGATGAGTTCTTTTCTTACTAAGAATTAACCACTCATATAACTCATAACCATTTGAATTTGTGGAATTTGGATATTTATATCTAAACAAACCCACAAAACAATGAGAAATATTATACTAAGTGTTGTACTTTTAATTACAAGTACAACTATGAATGGTCAAATTTTTAAAGAGTTATATAAAGATTTTCTAAAATATGGTACTGTTTATGCGGCTGGGGATATTAGTAATTCCGTTGAAGCAATTGAACCAACATATGTTTTAGAGAGAACTGATAATGTATATGAAATTCCAATCATTAAAGATAATACAGAAGTATTTCCATTCGATTACAGATATGGATTTGGTATTAGAAAATTAGCTAGATTCGATTACGAAAGAAAACCTAAGAACTTTTACGATGGTACGGAATCACAATTAGCATTTACTGCACCAACATCGGCGTTCAAAGGATTGGAGTACCAATTCCATTTTGAAAAAGAACGTTGGAGAGGTAGAGATTTTACAAACTATCGTTACTTCCTAAAACACACTGGTAAGCATCACATAGTAAAAGTAGAAACACGACAAGTAGAAAATATCAATGTTAACTATAATTCAGCAGAAGCTAGATTTAGATTACCAATAGGTAAGAAGTTTTCAATATCAGCTGGAGCAATCGTAAGAGGACATGATAGGGCATATGGTTATAATCCAATTGAAATTTATTTAAACGAAACTACAACGGATGAAAATGGTAATGAATTTCCAACAAACTATTGGTTTGGATTGGCAAATGAATATGGGTATTCCGATAATCCAACCACTTATACAGATAATACAACTGGTGAAGAATTTACCGATTATCTTTGGAGAGATGAAGATGGTAACATAGTTGCTTTTAGTGATGCAGATTTTAGAGAAAGAATATTCCCATCTATTATGAATGAGTTTAATGGAAGAGCATGGGATTTATTAGACCCATGGGTAGAAGTTGCTCCAATCATCGGATTTGATTTCTATCATTATAAATCAGACTTTTGGTTCCATGCATATGGAAACTATATATTACCATATCACCAATACATTGCAGGAGAAAAAGATTTTAGTTACCTACATCGTAACAGTTGGGGAAAGGGAGGACATAATAACCTACTAAAAGGTGAACAATGGCATGATTACTCGTTTGGAATAAATTTAGGAACCAAAGTAGGAAAAAATTTAGGTATATTTGTAGAAGGTGAATATTCAAAAATGTGGGATAGTAGATTATACCAAACTACATTTGGTGTTAACTACACATTTAAATAAAATAAAATGGCAAAGGAAATCGGTGAGGGAACTAAAATTACATTAGACCTCAAAACAATAGGTATAGTTTTATTTTTTGTTGCAACGGTAATTGGGATGTGGTTTTCGCTTCAATCAGATATTGATGAAGCTAAAAAACTTCCTGAACCTGAAGTTCAAAGAATAGAGTTTCAGATGAAAGATGAAGCTATTAGAGATGCTATTATAAACACACAAGATGATGTTGAGGAAATAAAAGAGAAGCTCAATAAAATAGATGAAAGACTTTTTGATTTACAAAAAAGAAACTAATATGAAAAATCTATTTATAATAATATTATTTCTATTCTCTACTCAATTATTTTCACAACAATGGATTGATGATTCAAACTTTGATGAAAAGATACATAAAAATGATAGATTCGATGATGATGAAACAGTTATCACCGTTATAGAATTTTGGGTTGAGTTTAATAAAGTTAATGCTTTTCCTGATTGGGATAAGTTGGATGGTGTTGAATACTTTAGAGTTGATATACAAAAAGCACCTGAAGCAAAGAAAGAATTTAAAGTACGAATGGCTCCGACTATTATAATATTTAAAAATGGTATTAAGGAAGAAGTTTTTAAAGCAAGTTTAAGTTTAGAATGTCCGATTACCTTAACAGAATTACAAAAAGAAATAAAAGATATTAAAACAGCAGATAGGTTCTAAACCTAAAATGATAATGTTAAAAAAGTTAACTTTACTATTTTTACTATTACCTACATTATCATTTGCGCAACTACTAACTGAAGAAGATAAACAAATACATTTTGCTGCTGGTGCTATTACATCTACATTGGTATATGATTATGTGTATCGTAAAACTGAGAGTACGAAAAAGGCTGTAATTTACTCAATTGCATCATCCATAATAGTGGGTACTATAAAGGAGAGTGTGGATAGTAGGGAGGTTGGAAATAGGTTTGATAGTAGAGATTTACTTGCAACTACATATGGTGGGATAACACTTTCTCTTACCTTTAATATTCTCACAAAAAAGAAGAAACGAAAACGTTAAGATACTATCTCAGTATCTCAGATAAAAATCACTTTTTACTTTATTGATATTTATATAGTGAACGCAACAATCAATATACTATGTCAAATGATTTCGAAATATTTCCTGGTAAAAGTTTAAGTGGACTTTTCGAAGATATCTACAATAATCAAATTAATAAAAAAAGACACATCTCTGAGGTGATTGCCGAATTAAGAAAATTAGTTCGTAGTCCAAACGATATGAGATACATAGGTCCACTTATTAAAGATTTAATTGATACCTCAGTTCGTAATGATGAAAGTTTAATTAAACTTGCTACAATAGCACAAAGAATTATGATTGCTGGTACTAAGAGTGAAGGTGAAGCTGGGTTCTTATCGGAGGCTGAAAGAGAGCAATTGTTATCACAAATCGATGAAGTTCAAATGGAAGTTGATAGAATGGATGATATGCAAAGTGAAATTGAAGAAGTAAAGCAAAAATTAGAAAAGTAATATGGGATTAGGTAATTCAAGATTACAAAGCGTACAATCAAACCAAGTTAAGGGTAGTAATACTAAGCTACCTAAAAAATCTGGTATTGTATATGAAGTCATTTTAGATGAAGAAAATCCACTCATACCAGAAGTTGAAGTTAATGGAACATTAACAACACAATTAGTTGGTGCTATTCGTTTTAGATTAGCAGTTGATACATCAGCTAATACTGGAAAACTACAAACGGCATTTCCAAAAAACTTAAATCTTAAATCATTACCTTTAAAAAATGAAATTGTAAGTATAACAACCGGACCTACTGGTAATTTCTTTTATGAACGTACTGGTACTGAGATTACACCAAATAATAATGCAAATGAAAATACGATAACTAACACATTTGGTACTGATAAAAAAGCTAAAGTAAAAAATGGTTCTGATTATCAACGTGTAGCTTCAACTGGTATTTCTAGAAGTACTTCTGATGATTCTAATAAAAATGATGGGTTTGGTGATTATTTTGAATCTGATTCTAAAGTACATAAATTAAAATTGTATGAGGGTGATACTTTATTGGAAAGTAGATTTGGACAATCAATAAGATTTAGTGGATACAATAATCCAGAACAAGAACTAAATCCAACTATCACCATACGAAATATTGAAAATGCGGAGTCAAAAAAAAATGATGTATCATTTACCACATCTGAAGAAATAAATAAAGATGGTAATATTATATTTTTAGGTAGTGGTGAACATCTATTACCATATACTCTACCAACTGATAATGAACATATATCTTTCGCAACGTATCCATCTGAACTAAAGGGTAATCAAATAGTACTTAATTCAGATAGAATAATCTTATCAGCAAAAGCAGCTGAAATGATATTAGTATCAAAGAAGGATGTTGGTATTATAACTGATAGTTTATTTTCTATTGATGCAACTGGTGGTATTGATGTTACATTAGATGATGATACCAATTATACTACAAATAATAGAAATATTAACTTTAACACTGGTAATGGTAAGGTAAATATAGGTGACCAGAATTTAGAATCATTAGTAAGGGGTGAGACTTTAGTAAATTTGTTAACTGAATTAATTACCGCTATTGAAGTAATGACTCATATGACACCAGCTGGTAATTCATCACCCCCACTCAATATTACATCTTTTACTAAAGTAAAACAATCACTTAAAACAATGTTAAGTAATTTAAATAAAACGTCATAAATGTCTTGGGGATTATTCAAATTAAATATATTACGAAAAACAAATATAGTTAATCTAAATAATATAGATAATGTAGCTAAGATTTGGGCCAATGAATATGATTCGGCTGTTAAGCGTGGACGAGATTTCGTAAACTTAGAATCTGTACAAAAGGGTAATAAACAACTAATGGAAACATTATTTAAAGTTGCACTTTTAAAGGGGCTTACAACTCCACCTGGAGTAGATTTTAACTTATCAAACGAATTTGGAAATGGTGTAAAGGCTTATTGGGCAGGGGCACCGATGTTACAATTCCCAACACCAATAATACCAGCACCAGGTTCAATACAAAATATAATAGTAAATTCAAATATAGCAATAAAGGTTGGAACATGGCCTATGTATCCACCAATTGGACCTGTTAAGAGAATGGAAACAATGATTGATATGTTTATATTAGCAGCTATAATACATTTGTTTTCAATTGGAGGTATCATTCAAACAACATCACTATATCCATCAGCGCCATCACCAATACCAGCACCAGGTGTTATAATGTGGACTGGTTATTTAGTACCACCTACAATTCCAATTCCAAACATAAATTTCCCATCAGAGGATGGTAGTGAGCCTGCTGTTGTGGAACAATCTGATTCTGATATAATGGATGAATTAGATTTATTAAGTAGTAATAGTTCAAATTCAACAAATAATAATAGTAATAGTAGTGTAGAAAGCAACTCTGGTGGTAATACTTCACTTGATGATACTTCACTACAAAATGTATTAAATATATCTCTACCTGATATGAATGTTGAATCTTTTGATGTGGATGCTTATATTGCGAGTTTCCAACAACAACTTGAGGATGATGGGTGTTGTTGTGATTAAAAAATGAAAATACTTAATTTAAATATTTATAAAGGAGTAATACAAACTAAAATAAAATGAATACTGATAAATTAATAAAAGCAATTCAAATTATTGTAGCGGAGGAAATTAAATCGGTACTACCAAAGTTGGTTAAAGAAGGTGTTAAGAAGGAGATGGTAAAGTTGTTAAAAGAAAACAAACAACTCAAAGAAGCTTTAAAACCTACTAAAAAAGTAGTACCTACCGAACCTACATTTATGGATGAAGCTATAAATGAGACAACACAAACAAAACCTCAACAAAGAATGTTGAGTAGAAATCCAGTATTAAATCAAATACTAAATCAAACTACACCACTTAGTATAAGTGAGAATACAACTAAGAGTGTATTGGATAACACACAGCCTACATATGCTGGTGCACCAACTGAAGTATCATCTAATACGTTAGAATATGGAACACAAAGTACTCATACATTGGGTGCACAAAGTATAGCTGATAAAATGGGATATGGTGATATGCAACCTGCTGGTAAAAAGCAAGGATTGGGTGTAAGTACTGGATTAGCTGGATTGGATAGAGTTTTGAATAGAGATAATTCAGAACTTATAAAAGCAATGGATAAAAAGAAAGGTCCTTGGAGACCAGGAATGTAATATAGATTATGGCAGTTGAATTAGGTTCTAAGATAGTAAAGGATACGCAATCATATAATGATTATGCTATTGGTATATCTTTGCCTATTCAAATAACGAATACGGCATTCCAACAAACATTTACAACAATAGAGCAAGTAAAATCTAATATTAAAAATCTATTACTAACAAAACGTGGTGAACGAATAATGCAACCCACATTTGGAAGTGGACTGCAGGAGGTGTTATTTGAACCAAATGTAAATGATTTTGAAAGTAAGATTGAAGATACTATAAATGAGAGTTTGGAACAATGGTTACCATATGTAACAGCTGAAGAAATTGATATCGATGCATCGGATTCATTAAGAGATTCCAATCGAATAAACGTTTCGGTTAAATTTAGAATCGGTAATAATACTGATTTGAATGAAGTAACATTCATTACACAGGGATAAAAAAATGGCTATAACAAAAACAAATAAAAACTTTAAGAATAGAGGAAAGGATATAAAGTATCTTAATAAAGATTTTGCTGAATATAGGGGAAATCTAATTGAGTTTGCTAAAACGTACTTCCCAAAAACATATTCTGATTTCAACGAATCATCACCGGGTATGATGTTTATTGAAATGGCATCTTATATTGGAGATTCTCTTTCATATTATATTGATGATACCTTAAAAGAATCTTTAATGGTTCATGCTGAAGATATTGAAAATGTAATAGCACTTTCACAATATTTAGGATATCAACCAAAAGTTACATCACCTGCAGTAACAACACTTTCAGTTTATCAGTTAGTACCATCAATTGGTACTGGTGGTAGTAATACTTATGATGAAACGTTTTTACTTACAATAAAACAAGGAATGCAAATTTCAGATGCTGATGGAAATGTATTTTTAACAAGAGATATAGTTGATTTCAACGATGAT